CGCAAGAAATAATTGGTTGACTAAAATACAAAAATATAGTATATTGAATAATAGCGGTTTGTGGGTTGAAGAGACCGAACACGCAGAAGGAGTATTTTATGGCATTCTATACAAACGTGTTTATGAGAGGGGATTACATTTATCTCCGAGCCTTTGATAAAGGCATTAGAATTAAAGAACGTATACCTTATAAACCTTATATTTTTGTTCCAAAACCAAATGGTAAGTTTAGAACTCTTGAAGGTAAATCAGTAGACAAATTATCTTTTGATGGTATTAGAGATGCAAGAGAATTTGTTAAACAATATGAAAATGTTTCCAATTTTGAATATTATGGTTTAATTGGCGCCAACTTTAAATATCTTTATATCTTTGATCATTTCAAAGGCGATATCGATTACGATCCGCAGTTGGTTAACATTGGCATTCTCGATATCGAGTGTGCTGCGGACGAAGGTTTCCCAGATATTACTAAAGCAAATAAGCCACTGACTGCGATTACTATTCGCTGCAGGGGGCGCAATTACGTATTCGGTTGCGGTAACTTTCATACCAATGATCCTAATACATTTTATGTAAAGTGTAAAGATGAACATGACTTGATTATGAAGTTTCTCGATACATGGGAGCATCTTGATCTTGACGTAGTTACTGGCTGGAATATTGAGTTCTTTGACATTCCTTACCTTGTTAATCGTATAATTAATTTGTTCAGCGAAAAAGAAGCAAAGCGTTTATCCCCTTATAAAATCTTGGACGAGAAAACTGTTGACTTCAAAGGTAAAGAGAATCAAAGTTATTCTCCAGCTGGCGTAGCAATTCTAGATTATTATCAGCTGTATCGTAAATTTACGTTCGGTAACCAAGAATCGTATAAACTAGATTATATCTCTCAAGTTGAATTGGGTGAAAAGAAAATTGATTATTCTGAATATGGTAATCTCTTAGAACTTTATAAAAATGATCACCAAAAGTTTATTGAGTATAATATTCATGACTGTGTGCTTGTTGATCGACTTGACGACAAGATGAAGTTTATTGAGCAGGTCATGGCTATTGCTTATGATGCCAAAGTAAACTATGAAGATACCATGACGACTGTTAAGCCATGGGATATTATCATTCATAATTATCTCCTTGAACGTGGCATTGTTGTACCTCAATATACAGCTTCAAAGGAAGAATTTGAGTTGGTTGGTGGGTTTGTTAAAGAAGTAAATCCTATTTTGAAAAAGTGGATTGTATCATTTGATTTGAACAGCCTATATCCACATTTGATTATGCAGTATAATATCAGCCCTGAAACTTTCTGTGATAAAATGGATGGTATGCCTTCTATTGGTAGATTGTTAAGAGGTGAGTTTGACGGTGGTGATATAAACTATTCATATGCCGCTAATGGTTGTTATTATCGCAGGGACTTTCAAGGGTTCCTTCCTGCTTTGATGGAGAAAATGTATAATAGCCGAGCAGAATATAAGAAGATGATGCTTGAAGCTAAAAAACGTTATGAAGAAACTAAAAGTTCTGATGATGCAAAGTTAATTGCTCGTTATCATAATATGCAATTGGCCAAAAAGATTCAGCTAAACTCTGCTTATGGTGCGCTCGGTAATCGTTACTTCCGTTGGTTCAACTTCAACAATGCAGAAGCTATTACTATGTCTGGTCAGCTTTCTATTCGTTGGATTGAAAATAAAATGAACGAATATATGAATAAAATTTGTAAAACAGATGGCGTTGATTACGTTGTTGCTGCTGATACTGACTCTATCTATGTTACATTTGAAAAGTTAATTCCAGATGATTCTAATGAATTAGAAGCTGTTAAGTTAATTGATAATTTTTGTGAGCGTTATATTCAGCCATATATGGATTCTTGTTATGAAGAACTTGCTGGATATATGAACGCTTATCAGCAAAAGATGAAAATGAAACGCGAAACAATTGCCAACAAAGGCATTTGGAAAGCAAAGAAGATGTATATCCTCAATGCTTGGAATATTGAAGGCGTTCAGTATGATAAACCTAAATTAAAGATTCAAGGCATTGAAGCTGTTCGTTCATCAACTCCGCATGTTTGTCGCGAAAAGATTAAAGAAGCTCTTGCTATTATTATGAATGGCAATGAGAATGAATTGGTTAAGTTCAATGAGAAATTTAAGATAGAGTTTATGCAGCTGCCGTTTGAAGACGTTGCATTTCCTCGAGGCGTAAAAGGTCTCAATAAGTATAAAGACAAGTTCACCATCTATAAGAGTGCAACACCAATTCAAGTAAAAGCTGTTTTACTTTTCAATCACTTTTTGGAAAAACATAAAATAAATTATATATCACCAATTCAAGATGGTGATAAAATAAAATTCGTTTATCTTAAGAAACCTAATCCAATCAATGAAAGTGTTATTGCTTCAATTGATGGGCTTCCTAAAGAATTTGGGTTAGATGCTTACATAGATAAAGAAATGCAGTTTACTAAAGCGTATCTAGATCCACTTAAATCAATTGCAGAAATTATTAATTGGCAGGTGGAAAAAATATCAACAATCGAGGATTTTTTCGCATGAATATTGATGAAGAAGATGATTTTGGTTTTACGTTTATTGATTCAGAGGAAATGAAAACTCAAACCAAAGATAAAGTAGAAGGTTTGAGGAAAATGATTTTACCTTTGTTAAACAATTTAATGAAGAACCCAGAAAAAGACACTATCTATTGGCCAGATAGAGAAAAGTCCATTAAGAAGTTCATAAAAAAGATGGACGACTATATTAAAACTTGACTTTTATACTGATACAGATTATACTAATACTAATTATACAGGAGAACACATATGTCACTACGAGAAAAACTTATTAAAAATTCTACAATTGATTTAACAGCAAGTTTGGCTGATAGTAAAATCTTTACAAAAAAAGATATGATCCCAACATCTGTTCCAATGATCAACGTTGCGTTGTCTGGTTCAGTTGATGGTGGTATTACTCCTGGCCTGACCATGTTAGCTGGTCCATCGAAGCATTTCAAAACTGGTTTCGCCCTTCTTCTTGCTTCAGCGTTTTTGAAGAAGTATAAAGATGGCATTGTTCTTTTCTACGACTCTGAGTTCGGAACTCCGCAGTCATATTTCAAAACATTCAATATTGATTTCGATTCAGTCATTCATACTCCAATTACGGATATTGAAGAATTGAAATTTGATATCATGCAGCAGATCAAGAACATTGATCGTGGCGATAAGGTCATGATTGTTATTGACTCTATTGGTAATCTCGCTTCTAAGAAAGAAGTTGAAGATGCATTGGATGGTAAATCAGTAGCTGATATGTCTCGCGCAAAACAGTTGAAGTCATTGTTCCGTATGATTACGCCTCATCTTTCATTGAAGGATATTCCTATGGTTGTAATCAATCATACATACATGGAAATTGGTATGTTTCCTAAAGCAATTGTTGGCGGTGGAACAGGGTCATATTATGGATCAGACAATATTTGGATACTTGGTCGTCAGCAGGAAAAAGATGCTGACGGAATTTCTGGATATCATTTCGTTATCAATGTTGAAAAGTCGCGTTATGTTAAGGAAAAATCTAAGATCCCTATCACCGTTTCGTTTGAAGGTGGTATTAACCGCTGGTCTGGTCTTTTGGACGTGGCTTTGGATGGTGGCTATATTGTCAAGCCTAAGAATGGTTGGTATGCTACAGTAGATAAACAAACTGGAGAAGTTAAACAGCCTTCCATGCGTGCTAATGATATTGTTGATAACAAAGATTTCTGGATGGAAATGTTTAAGAACACAGACTTTGCTCAATATATTGAAAATCGTTATAAGATGGCAGTTGGAGCTATTATGGAGAACGACGATGGCGACGAAAGAGATATCTAAACACGAAGATAATAATAGAAAAGCTGTTGTCTATTTGGACACAAAGGCGGAGTGTTATTCAGTTGACTTTTATGAAAATGATAGTATAATAGCAACTGAAGAATATCCCAATAAAAGTGTCCATTGGGCTGAAGATTGTGCGGAAAATTGGGTGTTGGGTATTAAAAGGGTTGTAAATGGCGATTGAAGAAATTATTTTTGCTAATTTGTTATTGAATGAAGAATATGGTCGCAAGGTGATGCCCTTTGTTAAAGAAGAGTATTTCAAAGATTATGGTGACCGTATTCTTTTTAATTTGATTGATGAATATGTAAAACAATATAATTCATTTCCGTCTAAAGAAGCTTTGAAGATTGATCTTTCTAACAAAGAAGGGGTCAATGAAGAATCTTTTAAAAACCTTAATACTAAAATTGATGCAATTGAAAGAGATACAGCAACTAAGATTGATTGGTTGTTGGATCAAACTGAAAAGTGGTGTCAAGAGCAAGCAGTTTATAATGCTATCATGAAGAGCATTAAACTGATGGAAGATAACAGAGGAGCAATTCCTCAAATTCTTTCTGATGCGTTGGCTGTTTCTTTTGACACCAATATTGGCCATGATTTTATTGAAAACTCTGATGAACGCTTTGAGTATTATCATACAGTAGAAACAAAGATACCATTTGATCTTGAGTATTTCAATAAAATTACTCGTGGCGGTTTGCCTAACAAAACTTTGAATATTATTCTTGCAGGCACTGGTGTTGGTAAATCAATGTTCATGTGTCATTGCGCTGCGACTAATCTTGCTCAAGGTAAAAATGTATTGTATATCACTTTGGAAATGGCAGAAAAAGAAATTGGTAAGCGCATAGATGCCAATCTTCTTGATATTCCTATTCAAGAACTTGAAATTATGCCCAAGGATATCTATGATAAAAAGATGGCAAAGCTGAAAGGTAAAACTTCAGGTAAACTGATTGTCAAAGAATATCCTACAGCTTGCGCAGGTTCTGCCAACTTCCGTCATTTGATTAATGAAATGAACCTGAAGAAAAACTTTCTTCCAGATATAATCTATATTGATTATCTCAACATCTGTATGTCATCGAGGATTAAACATGGAGCCAACGTCAATTCTTATACCTATATCAAAGCGATCGCAGAAGAACTACGAGGGCTTGCAGTGGAATTCGATGTACCTATCATCTCTGCGACTCAAACAACTCGAGGCGGATATTCGAGCAGCGACTTGGGATTGGAAGATACATCAGAATCCTTTGGACTCCCAGCCACAGCTGATTTTATGTTTGGGTTATCAACGTCCGAAGAATTGGAAGCACTGGGTCAAATTATGGTTAAACAGCTCAAGAATCGCTATAACGATCCAGGGAGTAATCGTAGGTTTGTTGTTGGCGTGGATCGCACTAAAATGCGGTTTTATGATGTAGAACAATCAGCGCAAGATGATATTCTTGATGGACCGAAATATGAGGATAGACCAACATTTGATAATAGTAAATTTGGTAACGAAGATAGCGAACGTAGTAAACCTAAAAAGAAATTCGACAAAAGTAAATTCGAGGGGTTCAAATGAAATATAAAGTAAATCAAAACAATAACCTATTTGAAGTTTTGGAAATCCCTACAAAACAGGTATTAAAGTCTTTTCCTAATAGAGAAGATGCTAGATCTATGGTTAGGATGCTAAATTTTGGCGGAGGATTTGATGGATTTACTCCAACTTTTTTTCTGAAAAACGTTGAAATAAAGTTGACAGATAACTAAATAACTCGCAAGTATGAAAGGCTGCTAAGACGGCCAGTGGCACGAGTCATGGAGACACGGAATAGTTAAGATTATAGGTGGGGTTCCTCTTAACCATACTTGAGAGTATTAGGGGTGAGTCTGAAAAGGCTCACCCTTTTCATTTATATAAATATTGAAAACTTCCTAGGGATTTATAAATGATACCTTTTTCAGAATACCTTACAGAAAAACTAGATCCAAAATCAAACACTTTACATGCATTTGATATGGATGAAACGCTTTTTGCCCACGACCACCACAAACTAAGAGTTCATGTTTTAGATCAAAATGGTCAAAGAACTCGCACTTTAACGAATCAAGAATTTAATACACATAAACTTCCTCCTGATCACAAATATGATTTCAGTGAATTTAGAAGCTCAGATGTATTTGGTCACTCTGCTCATCCTATTCGTAAAATGATTGCTAAACTTAAAGCAATTCATAAGAATAATAAGAATGTAGAAATCCTTACAGCACGTTCAGATCTAGATGACAAAGATAAGTTTGCTCATCATATGATGAAGTATGGAATTGATACAAAACAAATTCATGTTCGTCGTGCTGGTAATCTAGAAGGTTTGCCGCCACACAAAGCTAAGGCTCAAGTTATGAGCGATTTAATCCATGCTAATGGTTACAAAAGAGTTCATTTGTACGACGACTCTATGGCTAATCTAGACGAATTTTTAAAATTAAAACGCCAACACCCAGAAGTTGAGTTCCACGCTCATCACGTTGTTCATCATCCTGACACTGGCGATGTAGAAGTTACTACGAGGAAAGTATAATGATTGTTTTTTCAGATTTTTTATTGACAGAAGAAGCAAAAAAAGGTGCTAATACCGCTTATTCTGGTCTTGCTAATGAACATTTTACAGACAGATTTCTAAGAGACCATTACATTAAACATTTAAAACATGCTTTGAATAGCGGTATGGATATTGATAGTGCTAGAGAACATGCTATAAAGAAAATGAGAGCAGTAAAATACGACCATAACAAAGCACTAAATGATAAATTGTTACAAAAATCAGCTAAACATTTCGGACCAGAAGAAATGGAAAGAATCCATGAAGATTCTAAAAACACAGCTGAAGCTATTTTAAGACACCTTCATCACAATTATGATATGGATATTACTGGTTCAACTCTCATGGGAACTGGTGGTCCTAAAGCAGTTGAAGCAAAAACAGGATCACCTTCAAATGCGGATATTGTGTTAGATACATATCATCCACGCAGAGGTCCTGGACATGCTCAGGCATTTTTAAAACATATGGGTGCTTCTTTAAAATATTCAAAAACTAGCAGCGGAGCGATCAAAATTCATGCTCCTGGTATTGACACTGCTGCTAGAATGATTGATGATCACCACCAAGCAGCATTTGGTAGAAGTTCTGGATTAAGAGAAACATTAGCTCAAGAAGCTCAAATGGGTGTAGCCAATCAGCAAAGAGCATTAGCAAAACATCATGATGTTTTAGACAAATATTTTTCTAATTTAAGAGATCAAATGCAAAGAGAAGCTCCAATTAGAAAAGCTGGAGAAAGTGAAACAGAATTTAATAGAAGATTAAGAAAACATCATACTGCTGTTTCTAAATTTAATATTGAAAGAACTCAGCATGGTAGTTCAATTTCGCAAGAAGCAATGAGTCACATAAGAGATATTGATGTTTCAAAACATCCTGAATTAAGACAATTAAGACAAGCATATGCTGATGTGGCAAAAGAAAACCTTGCTATGAAATCTAGAATGGCTTCTCATATCCACAACACAGTGCATAGCATTCTTAGTTCTAATACACCAGATCATATAAAAGAATCTTTAATAAGAACTATTTCTAATGTTCACACACCTGAAACTGGTAAACAACTTCCAACTATGCTTGTTTCTACTGATAGAAACAAAGGCGTTCATATTCACGATGTTAATAAATATTTTGACAATCATTTTAAAAAACATGGGTTTTCAACAAGCAGTTATAATACTGGAACATCTACATTAAAAGTTGGACCTGGAACTTGGGGTGTTGATGCTAGACCAACAACTAGTGGTAATCCATTAATAGCTCCTATAAATTATACTATATCTAACGCAGAAATTAAAAAAGAGGAATCTAATGCTCCTGCTCCAGTTAAACCACCAAAAGTTGCTAGAAAGAAAAAACAAGCAGTGGTTCAAAAATTATCAACAAAAATGTCTAAAG